ATTCGACTTCCCTTGCTGGTAGTTCGGAGATTTTTGGAGAGATTTCTGATCCAGTTCGTGGTCCTATTGGAAACAACGTTCACTTTGGTCGTGTACAGAGTTACAACTTTTTCCAGATGAGGGCTAGCTCACTTCGGGATTCTCCCTTGGCTCAACATGTTAGTCAGAGTAGGGCTTGCACTAAACAGTTGCCAATCATTTCTCATAGAGACGAGAGGCTTACTTTGGAGTACAAGACACCTGACGATTATGTTTTTGGAGCTTTGTCGTTTGGTCTACCTATTGAGCGACCTTACAACCAACCACTCTTGGAGGTTTGTCTGACTGATGTTGTGGAACAATTTCCTGACCCAGTTAGATCTGTCATGACTGATTCGGAAGCTTTGAATAGCAGTCCGTCATTCACAAGGTTAGGTGCTTTGAACATGGCCACGGGTAGTGGCTTTGGATGGACCTCTAGCCGTGGTGGAAAACACGATTGGGTGGTCCGTGAGGATGATTCAGATGATGCTCTGTGGACTTACAGAGGAGATCGACTCTTGAACCGTATGAGAGAAGCGGAAGCTTTGATGCGATTGGGGGAACTACCCGGTTTCTTGGTAGACATCACACTGAAGGATGAAGTCGCGAGCACGAAGAAACTTGCACTTGGGAAGAGCCGTATAATTTACGCTGCCCAACTTCCACAATTGGTTTTGATGAGGAAGTATTTTGGAGCTGTCGTGAATGCTAGTATGGTTGCAGATGAATCATTGGGTGTTGCCATTGGTATGGATGTTTACAGTTCAGACTGGCATGACATGCAAGTTCGTTTGAGGCACGTTTCAACTGTTGGTTTTGGAGCCGATATTCGTAAATGTGAATCAAGATTGGGCCCTCAGTTTTGGGAAACCACTATTGATGTGCTTGAAGTTTGGTATCGCAAACAGGGAGATTATGATCCTGAATTGGCGATTATCAGACGAGCTTTGATGATGGAAACCTACATGCATTATTGCAGAGTTGGGAAAGACATTTTCATGGGTTTTATGAATCCAAGTGGTACCTTCATTACCACTTTTATGAATGTAATTTTCATCTTGTCCACCATGCGCATGGCCG